CTGTTAGATATGCTCAATGCATATAATCCAGGACTAGTATATGTATTTATGGGTAAGCAAGCTCAGGAATGGATGGATCAGGTATCTGATAACAATCATAAACTTATCTGTAGTCACCCAGCTTCAGCAGCTTATAACAACCTGGAAATGTGGAATTGTAATGATGTATTTAATAAAGTATCTAAGCTGGTAAAAGATCACCATGCTTATGAAATAAAATGGTAATTAATGGCAACAAGAGGAAGTGCACATATTATTTATAAAAGAGATGGAGAATTGTGGATAGGATATCACAATGAATTTAATGGAGATATGTATCCAGGAGGACACTATGAAGATATGCTATTAGCATTAGGTACAGTTAAGACCTATGAAGATTTTGGCATAGCTATGCACAAGTTTAATAAAGAGCATCATAATTATGATGACTTTGAAATATACCATCAACCGTTAAATGAATATCTAGAATTAGTAGTAGAAAATAATATTATAGATCTGGATAGAGGTTATTATAGATATTGGTTTAGTGATTATATATTCTTTCTAAACCTAACAGGAGAAATATTTACTTTCAATAATAAAGATTCTAAAAATATATGTGTAGCTACAGATGTTATAGCTGCATTTAATTTTGCAAAACCTGTTGGTGTATATAACAGAGAGAATGTTAGTGAGTCACTATATAAAGTATAGATAAACCTAAAGCTGTAGCTGTTGCATATAAAGCTAACTTAGTGATTCTCAGTTTGTTCTGAGAGTCTTCTAAGGAAGTATTAAGAACTGCAATATTGTCAGCTTGTTTATTTACTATAGTATCATACATCACAAGCTGTATCTCCTGCTTAGAAATTATATTATCTTGAGCAAGAACAACACTGTCTTTATATTGACCAAGCTTTTCAGAAATCTTTAGCAAAGTATCACACTCATTTGCACCAATTAATTTAAGAGAAATCACTCTTAGTTCTTCTTGGTTGAAGCAGATTGTGCTATCTTTGAGGGAGTCCTGCATTTGCGCGGATGATACTGTCCAGCTGATTAACAGTGGCAGAAGGAACACTAGCTTTTTGATCACGGTATTTGATTTTAATTTTGGCAGGTAAGCTATTAAGACTATCTATTGTCTTTTCATATGTAGAAATCTTTTTCATATGGAAAGAGATTTGTGAATCTAGTTTAGCAATGCTATCCTTGTATTTTTGTATATCAGAATGTAGAGTATCCTGTACATAGCTTGGTTGTTTCATATATACAAGTAATAACATTGTAATTACCAGAATGGTTAGAAAAAATAAGATATAGTCTTTAATATTCATGGGTATAAAATAGTAAATAAAGTTAATAAATAAAAACATGAGTAACATAAAAGGAGAAATTAAAGAAGAAAAAGATAGAAGACAACAGATGCAAGATTCTGTAAATGATTTTGTATCAGACTTTTATGAAAAATTTGGGTTCAAACCTATTGTTGCTTTTGAAGACATAAATAGTATAAAACTCAAAGGTCTAATAAGAGAAAGGCACAATATAACTTTAGAGGATCTGGAAGAGATTTGTAACTCATTTATTGATCTTGATAAGTATCCTGGTGGTATAAGAAACCGCACTAGAAAAAATCAGGTTGTTACAATGCGTCACCTTTACATGTACTTTGGTTACAAGTTTGACTTTACATTACATAAAATAGCAAATCAAATTGGATATGATCATGCTATGGTAGTTCATGCTAAGAATACAGTAAGTGACAGAATAGATGTAAATGATAGACCTTATATAAGAATGTACGCGGAGGTAAAAAATGCAATTGAAAAAAGAACAGGACCTACAGATTTTCTTTGATTCTATTCTACAAGAAAAGATAACACCTAATCAGTTTTATCTCATGTATTGTATTAGCAAGAAACAAGTACCTAATAGTATTAATGTTCATGCTGAACTAAGAAGCTTAGAAGTAGAGGGGTGGTATGCAGATAACAAGCTTACTGATAAAGCAGTGAATCTAATAAACAAATTCTCTGGAGTATCTTCACAGCAAAAGACAGGTGTAAGCAATGTAGAAAGCTATAACAACCTGTTTCCAAAAAAGAAGTTACCAAGTGGTAAGTTTGCTAGAACTAATACTAAGAATCTTGAATCTGCTTTTGTGTGGTTCTTTAAGAACTATGAATATACATGGGATGTAATTCTCAAAGCCACTGCATTATATGTAGATGAGTATGAAAAGAAAAACTATATGTATATGCAGACCTCACAGTACTTTATTAGAAAACAAATGTCTGATAAGTCTTGGGGATCAGAGCTTGCTAATTGGTGTGCTGTTGTAGAATCAGGTGAAGATATATCTGATGATGATTACTTTAAACAGAATGTAGTATGAGTGATAAATTATCTTATTGGAGCATGATGTTGAATTCAATATTATGCTCTTTTATATGTTGGATTGTTGTAAATAATTTTGTTTTTGAGATTAGTATTTTTAAATTTGCAATTCTCGAATTGTTCTTAACTGGTATGCATGCTTTGTTTACCTGGGGACACACAAAATTAGCAGAGAAATTTAGTAAGTAACTACCAGTAGACTTAGTCTAGTGGAATAATATTCTCCATATGAGTAACTTAAGAAAGGCAACTCCTTGGAAAAGTCAAAGAGATGGGTTTCAACAGTCTTTGATTTATCTTAAAGGTAGAATGCAAGGTCTTATTAAGAGTATACAAACACCCTGGTCTAAGTTCAATGATGCTACCACTGATGGATTAGAGTGGCACTCTATGATTGTTATTGGTGGTAGACCAGCTAGTGGTAAGACTCTTATTAAAGATCAAATAGTAAGAGAAGCTTTTAGATTAAACCCAGGAGAAAACTTTAGAGCTCTTGAGTTTCAGTTTGAAATGCTTGCCAGAACATCTGCAATCCGAGAATATTCCTCTGTACTTGGTAAAAGTTATAAGCATTTGTGTAGTGCAGGATCTCTATTGAGCCCTGAAGAACTACAATTATGCTATGATCATGCTAAGGAAAGAGTTAAATACCCTATTGATATAGTAGAAGAGCCATGTACAGTTAATGAGTTTAAAGAAATCATTAGCAGTTATATGGAAGAACATGCTAAGATGGATGGGGAAACCAAAGTGTATACCAAAACAATTGTTACTCTTGACCACTCAGTGTTATTAAAACGTGCACCTTTTGAAAAAGATAAGATGGACACTCTCTATAATTTAGGAGAAGCTGTTACAGATCTTAAGAGAAGGTACCCAATTATCTTTATAATACTTACTCAACTCAATAGAGACATTAATAATCCTGAGAGAAATGAAGATGGCAAGTATGGTAATCATGTATTAGAGTCTGATATATTTGGGGCTGATGCCCTGTTACAACATGCTGATACTGTAGTTGGGATAGACAGACCAGGTAAAAGAAAGATAAGGTTCTATGGACCAGATAGATACATGATTGAAGATGAGAATGTATTAGTATTTCATTTTCTTAAGTGCAGAAATGGTGATGCCAGAATGAGTTTCTTTAAGGCAGAGTTTCAAAGAATGAGAGTTGTTGAGATGGAAACCCCACCTCAGCAAGAAAGACGTGTAAAAATTTAACAAGATGAGTATAAAAACAACAGCAACTCCTGAAGAAAAGAGGGAGAGACTAAAAAAGTTAAGGGAGCACCAGCAGCCTTTATTGGATGCAATTGGTGTACCTGATGCCTACTATATACCAAAGATGGCATATAGACCTATAGGTAAATCAGAAATCTATGTTTCATTCTTTCCTAGTGAACTTAGTAGAGGTGTAGATGTCTATACTGAGTTTGCAAGTAGAGATTATATTCCAGAGGATTTAGAGAGAAGACTCTATAGATGGGACTATAATGCTCACTATGATGAAGAGTATGAAAAGACTGAGCCTGCAGATAATGGACAGTTTAGATATCTTGTACCTGTATCAGAGCTTATTCTAATTAAGTATCCAGAAAAAGTAGAGACTCCTAAGAGTACCAAGATTCAAACTACTATGGATTTTGATCTTATGGACCCTAATACAGATGCTCCATTTGATCAGCTTACTATTAGAGATCTTGCAGCTATTCTTCTTAAGAAGCCTGTAAGTAGTAAAGATTGGTTAAACAAACTAATACAAGATAAGTAATGGCACATGCAGTTTTAATAATCGCAGAATCAGGTGCAGGTAAGTCAACTAGTATTGAAAATCTTAATCCTAAAGAGACTTTCATTATTAATGTGGCTAACAAACCTCTTCCTTTCAAAGGATGGAAGAACAAGTATGTTACTCTAAGTAAGGAGAATCCTAATGGTAACCTTAGTAATGCAGGTAGTCCTCAAGGTATTCTCAAAGCTTTAGAGTATATTAATCTTTCCAGACCAGAAATTAAGAACATTGTAATTGATGACTTTCAATACATGTCTTCATTTGAGTATTTTGACAGAGCCACAGAAAAAGGCTATGATAAATTTACTCAGATAGGTGCAGGCTTAGCAGCGGTAGCAAAGAAACCTAAAGATCTTAGAGATGATCTTATGATATTCTTTCTTACTCATGCAGAAGAAGCATTAGATATGGATGGTAAGAGAAAGGTTAAAGCAAAGACCATTGGTAAAATGGTTGATGAAAAACTAACTCTTGAGGGTTTATTCTCTATTGTACTATTTGGTAAAGTTAAGAAGAATAAAGATGGAGAAATCCGCTATGTCTTTGAAACTCAGAACAATGGAGAAAATACTTGCAAATCTCCAAGAGGAATGTTTGAATCATTTGAAATTATCAATGATTTGGAGTATGTTCGCAAGGCAATTATTGACTATGAAAAGTAATCTAAACAAGTAAACAAAAATCAAAATGAGTATCAGTACAAAGAATATCCCAACAGGAGGATCATCAACACCAAAAAATCTACAACCAGGTAACACAGTAGCAAAGATTAATGATATCAGTCTTGAATCTTTTACATTTAAAGAAGGAGCTTATCATGTTGTTCTTCATTTAGAAGGTACAGATAGAGGTTCTGATTTTGAAGGATTCTTTATTAATAAAGACAGACCAGAGCTTGGCAAGTATAAAGGTCAGGTTGCTAAGGTAAAAGCTAGCGAGTGGGCTTATGCTGATGGTGAAACTAAATCAGGTATTAAGATTAACAGAGATACAGAAATCTTAAAGTTTATTTCTAATTTGTGTAAAGAAGTTGGAACTGATTGGCTTGAGCAAGCAGATGGTAAGTATAATACCATTGAAGAGTTTGTAAAAGGTTTTAATCAAGATAAGCCTTTTAAAGATGTGTGGTTTAATTTCTGTCTTGCTGGTAAAGAATATCAGAACAAAGAAGGATATACTGCATATGATCTGTTCTTACCTAAGTATGTTAAAGGTGCTGTACCATTTGAAACTTGTGACAAAGCTACCAGCAAAATCATGAGATTCAATGAGGCTGAGCATATTAAGAGAAAGAAAGTAGAAACTGTAGCTGGGTTTGATACTTCAGCTCCTGCAGGATCTGCTGACTTTGAACTTTAATAAGCAATCTATTTAATAATAGGGGAGAGTAATATCTCCCCTTTTTATTCTTGTTACTATGATAAGAACTAAATCCCTGGTTTCAGATTTAAAAGAAATACCTAAGACATGGGTATTTGAGTATTATCTAAACCTTGAAGAAAAATTATGTGGACAAGATGTAAAGATTAAATCTGTATTCAATCCTAATGAGAAGAATCCTAGTATGTATATATACTATTCTCATGCAAAAGATGATTATAGATATAAAGATTTTTCAACAGATAACCATGGCGACTCTATAAACCTTGTGCAAAAAATGTTTAATCTCTCTACAAGAGGTGAGACTGCGCACAAGATTATAGAGGATTATAACCAGTATGTTCTTAATAATGGAGAGGTTGTAATCAAAGAGTTTAAGAAACACTCTAAGTATAAAGTAACAGACTTTAAAACTAGAGCATGGAATAGTTTAGATCAAAAGTATTGGTCTAAGTATTATCTAGGAAGTAATCTACTAGAATCTTATAATGTATATCCCCTTGAGAACTATACAATGACTAAAGAAGAAGATGGAGAAATAAAAGAACTATCTATTTCTGGTCAACACATCTATGGTTATTTCAAGAAAGATGGTACTTTATACAAGATCTATCAACCTAAGATTAAAGACAGTAAGTTTATTAAAGTCAGAGACTATATCCAGGGTATGGATCAACTTACTATGGACAAGGATTATTTGGTAATCTGTAGTTCTCTTAAAGACTTAATGACTTTTGCTAAGCTTGGGTTTAGAAATGCTGAAGCTATTGCTCCAGACAGTGAGAATACTCTTATTGCAGAGCACATAATAGAAGCATTCAAAAGAAAGTATAAGAATATCTGCACTCTCTTTGATAAAGATGAGGCAGGTATAAGATCTATGAATAAGTATCAGGAAAGATATAACATACCTTATGTAATCCTAGATATGGAGAAAGATCTATCAGATTCTATAGAAGTGCATGGAGTAAATAAAGTAAGAGAAACTCTTATGCCTTTGTTGTCTAATACACTAAAACCAAAAGAAAATGTCGTGGGTGTATAAAGGAATACTCTTTACTGATGAAATGATACCTGAAGGTGCTGTAGGATTTGTCTATGAGATGACAGCTATCATTAAAGGTAAAGCGTATGGTTATATAGGTAAAAAGAACTTCTATTCTAATACTAAGAAAAATCTTAGCAAGAAGAATCTACCTACAGATAAACGCAAAAAGAAATATGTAAGAGTATCCAAAGCTTCTTACCATAACTACTATAGTAGTAATGAGGTGCTTAAGCAGGCACATAAAGATGGAATAAGAATCTCAAGAAGAATTCTTAAGATATGCTTTAGTAAAACAGAACTTACTTATCAGGAGGTAAAGCATCAGTTTCAGTATGCTGTACTTGAGTCAGATCAATGGCTCAATGCTAATATCTTAGGTAGGTTCTATAAACAAAAATAACATGGAAGAAACTAATCTTAATCTTGTAGCAGCTATGTTGCAGCTACAAGATCTTGGTGTTTATAAAATTCAAATAGATTATTCTGGGTCAGGAGATAGTGGAGGCATTGATAATGTATCTTTTTTAAATAAAGATGGTAATGATGTATCTGTTAATTCAGAAATTAAAAAATTAATAGAAGATCTATCATATAATAAATTAAATGAGATAGAAGATTGGTGGAATAATGATGGAGGCTGGGGTATGATTGTTATAGATGTACCTAGTTGTGAATA